GAAACCTGCAAAAGGAATAATAGGTAGTCATTATTATTTACCAAGTTTAAAAACTAATTGTTCTTCTATGGAAAAACTTTTAGATAAAATAGAAAATACTAAAGAAACATTTCTATTTACTTATAGAGGCAATCCTTCTGATAGTTGGGTCAAGGAATTTTTTAAATATCATGGAATTGAGTTTGCTCATGTAGGGAACACGGCCCACGTGCCAAAGAAAGAATTAAGATGTCATAAAGTATGGCCAGAGTTTGTAAAAGGTAAACCGGTATCACTAAGACAAATAAAAGATTTCTGGAGTTATATAGGTAGTAAAGTAGTTGTAAGAGGTAAAGGACAAGAAACTTTTGAAGATTGGATTAATCAGGACTACACAATAGATACTTTAATTAGTAAAGGTTATTTAAAACCAACACAAGAAACTGATTTTGCAGAAGTTAGAACTAAAACAGATAAAGATAGACTTGTTTACATAAAGAAAATTTTAAGAAAAGGTTTTGATTTTGATGGAGACGTCAGAGTTAAATATGGAAACATACACACTGTAAAAGGTATGACGTTTGATAATGTTATTGTTGATCAAACTGCAACAAGAAGAGAAGATTACTTTACTCAATTAAGATTAAAGTATGTAGCCTATAGTCGAGGAAGAATAGATTGTTGGACTATAGCATCACAAGGTAAATATACATTAGGAGGAAGAAGATGACACATAAAGGACTATTTAAAGATATGGCTTATGATTCTTTAGAAAAGCAGGTAGGTGGGAAACATTATAAATCGATGAAGATTCAACCCGCACAATTTATAAATGAAAACAAACTTTTGTTTGCAGAAGGTAACGCTATAAAGTATATATGTAGGCACTCAAACAAAGGTAAAGAAGAAGATATTAAGAAAGCAATTCATTATTTAGAGATGATATTGGAGAGGGATTATAATGTGTAAACATCCAGAAGATCTAGATCTAGAAGGTATAGATACTGTAGCAATCGATATAGAAACCTATGACCCTAATCTTAAAACAAAAGGTTTAGGAGCTGTAAGAAAAGATGGTTTCATAACAGGGGTTGCTGTGGCTACTGGTAAAGATACAGTTTATTTTTCACTAAAACATAGTGACGATAATAAAACAGAAGAAGAGCTAAAAGAATTTTGGGACCAACTAAATAATAAATTGTTGCAAAACCCTGATATTACTAAAGTTTTTCACAATGCGATATACGACGTTTGTTGGTTAAGAGCAACCACAGGTAAGATGTTACAGGGTAGATTAGTTGATACCATGATTGCAGCATCTGTAATTGATGAAACTAGATTTAAATATTCATTAGATTCTTTATCAAAAGATTATTTGAATGAAGCTAAATATAAATATGACTTACAAGAAAAAGTTTTAGAGTGGTCTAAAGGTATGATTAAGGACCCGATGTCTAACATGCATAGAATACCGGGAGCACTTGCAAAAGATTATGCTAAACAAGACGTAGATCTAACTTTAAAATTATGGAATCTATTTGATAAAAAACTTGACGAAGTATTATATACTAAAACACATGATGATGGCAAGGTTGAAGAAAAAACTTGCAGAAAAATATTTGAATTAGAAACAAAATTATTTCGTTGTTTAGTTGACATGAAATTTAAAGGCGTTAGAATTGATGTTCCTAAAATTAAAAAGTTTGGTGCTCACCTTACAAAAAGAAAAACTCAAATATTACAAGCAATTGAAAATCAAACAGGTATTAAGATTGATATTTGGGCAGCATCTTCTATTAAAAATTTATTAGATCAACAAAATATTACAGACTACAAGAAAACTCCAAAGTCTGGGATGCCACAACTTCCTAAAGATTATTTAAAAACACATAAGAATAAATGTTTAAGAATGATTGCTAAGGCTAGAGAATATGACAAAGCAATTAATACATTTATTACAGGACTATTAAGTTATGTCCATGAAGGTAGAATACATGCAGATGTAAATCAAATTAGATCTGACCAGGGAGGAACTGTTACTGGAAGATTTTCTATGTCAAACCCTAACTTACAACAGATTCCTTCAAAAGGATATATTGGTAAAAAGATGAGAGAAATGTTTTTACCTGAAGAAGGTTGCAAGTGGGGTAGTTTTGACTACTCGCAACAAGAACCACGGATCGTGGTGCATTACGCTGTCAAGTTAGGTTTACCAAAAACAGAAGACTTAGAACAAGAGTTTAATAAAAATGATGCTGACTTCCATCAAATAGTTGCTGACATGGCAAAAATTTCTAGAACACAAGCAAAGACAATTAACTTAGGACTTTTCTATGGTATGGGTAAATTAAAATTACAGGCAGAACTTGGTTTAGATAAAATGCAGGCTAAAAAATTATTTGATGAATATCATAACAAAGTACCTTTTGTTAGAATGTTATCTCAAGGTTTAATTGATTTTGCAAAAGATAATAAATTATTATTTACATTATATGATAGATTTTGCAGATTTAATAAATGGGAAACTTTAGACAGAGAATGGGACCCAATAAGAAATAGATACAAAGAAGTTAAATTATATACTGAAGAAGAAGCTAGACAAGCTTTCAAAGCAGAAATGTTAGAGAAATATAAAGAAAATAAAATTGATCCTGATTACATGAATAACTTTGAACATCATTATACACCAGCATTTACTTACAAAGCTTTAAATAGATTAATACAAGGATCTGCTGCAGACATGACTAAAAAAGCTATGGTAGATTTATATGAAAAAGGTATAATACCACACATACAAATTCATGATGAGCTTTGTATTTCAATCAAGTCTCAAGAAGAAGCTGAGATGATTAAAAAAATTATGGAAAATACTATTCCAGAATTTAAAATAAAAAACAAAGTGGACTATGAATCTGGAGAAAATTGGGGTACAATTAAATGATCTATGTCTTATTTAAATGCAAACATACCTCCAATATATTGTAACGTAAGGAAGGAGTATCTTTATGATTTTAAAGAACATCATGGTAAAAGTGAGGAATGTGTGGTCTTCGGCATCGCTAGTCTTAGCGGGAAGGCGCTCTTATTTCACATCATGTTACCGAATGGTGCAGTCTTTTATAGATTGCCTATCAGCGCGTTTTTCCAAAAACGTTTTTCTAGATCCGAAGTGCCGGATATGTCAGTCGACGAGCTACAATTGTGGAATTGTTTTAGCTATTGGCCTAGTGTCCATTGCTTTGATTGGTTGGCTGGTGTAGACGGTAAATTTATCGGAAAAGATAAAAAATTCTACAAAGGTCAATATTTATTTACGGTTGACTGGGCACACCCAGATAGTAATATACTTAATGTTGAACATTCTGAAATACCTCAAGAGCATAAGTGTGCGCATATACTGGCTCTTGCTAACGGCAATTATGCAGCTCAGCCTAATAATCGTATTTTGTGGCACGTTAATAGCTATACTACTGATGACAGCTGGCCTGATTATAAAGTCCAAAATACTGTATGGGATTGCGAAGGTTCGGATTGGGTTACGGAAGATTCGGACAAAATGTTTTATGAAGTAAAGGAAACAAAAGATTAATATGGAGTTTATTATGGATTACAGATTTACGGCAATCTTGATTATTCTATTGTGTCTTATGGCTATCTTCGGGGGACCAGTTAGATAAAAAAGTATGACCAAATTTAGTTTTAGATTTAACCCAGAAGTTGTAAATGGTACATGTCCTACTTGTGAAGAACAAACTTTATTAGTAAGTGTGACCAGGGACCAATACCGATGTGTAACTTGTGGCACTGATTTACAACAACATATTAATGGTAAAATTAGTTATATTCCTGTCATTAGTTCACTTAAAGATATAGAAACAATTAAAGGTTTTAAAGATGGCTAAACAAAAATTTGTACATTACGTACCACGTCCAAAACCTAAGAAACGTCCAGGCGTTCATAAAAAATCAAAAAATAAGGCAGAAAAAAGGCAACAGAAAAAAAATAGATATAAAGGTCAAGGCCGTTGACAACTATCATTTAATATCCTATTCTTTAGGATATGAAAGAAAAACAAATAACTTTAAAAGTAAAAGGTATCACTCATAAACAGTGGTCTAATCTTTTGCTTGAACTAAACTTAATCAAAAAAGCATGGAAGCCTTATGGTGTAGACATAAATTTAAATGCACCTGGACTTAGAAATG